TTGGACGCCCTCATGCTTAAATTTATAGCAACTTTGCCAAACGAACCCAAACTCTTGGGTTGCTTTGGTTTTTTTAATATAAGAGATGCGTTCTTCATAATTTTTTTTTATAAAAATTTTTTAGGTTTCTTCTTGGTTGGAAGGTGGGGGGGTATCGAAAATATCAGGGTTTTGATTGAGTGGAATAGTATGTATAGAGTCATGGGACTCCGGCTGGCTGGCTTGGGGGGGGGGGGGGGGGGGGGGTTCGTCGGCTGCCAATTCTGAAAGCAGGCTGTCGGCGTCGGCGTCGATCACGTTTGCGTCTACTGCGCCGGCTGTCATCAAGCGCCGCAGCTCACCCATAACCCGAGCCTTCGCATCCTCACTGCTTGAGATGGTGCGCACTTCTTTGCGCTCAGTGAATGCAGCTACTTCGGTAACGGTCCCGAGCACCTTGGCCGCTTGGACCTTCTGAGCTGGGCCAGCATCAGGGTCGAGCACCACTTGCACCAGTGAATGGATTACCAGAGCCCTGAGAGCGGCAGGGGTTCTATGTTTCTCAGCCTCAATTGCAGCTTCATAGGCCATTATCTCGCGTTTAACCCTAGGGTCGGCTGCGAGCGTATAGGGCGCGGTAATGATAGTGCTGGGCGCTGGGTTCGCTTTGTATGCGGTCCGGTAGGCGTCGGCTTTGGTGGAACCCTTCGCGACTTCGTGGGCAAATCGCTTTTGTTTACTGGTGAGTTCAGATTGTGACCGCCTGCCCAATATATGGTCGATGGGTATCTGATCTAGACCGTCGCGTATTTGAGCGCGGGTTAATTTGGTGGGTTTGGTTTGCTTGATCATTGTGTGATTGTAGGGGAACAGAATCAGGACTGCAAGAGAACCCGAGTTTATGGGCTTTGGAGTCAAAACAGGAAAGGGAGAGGAGAGAGCAACCCTTTGTGGGTTTGTTGTCTCACCTAGTGGAGTAGCAGCACCCAAGCCGCTGGGCTTACGCCCGAGAATACCGGCCGCCGAGCTTGAGCACAGGACCGGCCACGGAACCGGCAGCAGCACCGGCCACAGAGGGAAAACAACACTTTACAAATTATTTTCGCACTTGGCGCAGTTGCGATCGTTTTGGTCGTTGGCGCATACGACGGAATGAATACTCGCATGAGACATTAGAGGCCTCACCAACCACGACAGGAGCAAAAAGCATGATCTACACCGCGCAAATAAACCACTTCGGAAACGTCATTATCTGCAAGGGTAACGACGTGCGGAATAGTTACCGGATCGCATTCAGCGGAACTTATGCCGAATGCATGGCTTTCAAGATTAACCACTAGGAGCAGACAGCATGAGCCACACACGCGAAATCGAAAAAATGAAAGCTTGGGCGCTTGAGCACTACGAGCAGGGAGGCGACCTAATGATCGAGAGTTGGACCGCCGCCGATTATCAAAATCTATTCACCCACAGCGAGACCGGCACGGTCCTGACCACGGCCGAGGCTTGGAAGGTACTAAAAAACGTCGCAGGATGGTGGGCAGACCAAGCCGCCGACGCTATCAATTCAGAATTTTAAGGAGCAAACGCAATGAAATACACGACCACCAACCACAACGGCACGAGCTTGGGAGAATTCGACACGCTAGCCGCAGCGCAGGAAAATTGCAGGTTTTACACTGAGCAGACCGGCAACGCCGCGACATGGGAGCGCGTCGCCCCGGTCCAGCGCAGCGCTTATAAATCCCTGATACGCGTCGCACTTGCTACCGGCTATACCGTTACCGTCGACAGTGGAGGCGACGAGCCCGATCTGAGCCGGTCGACCAAATACCGCGAGATTTGCGAAAACGTCGCAGCAGTGGAAGAGGCCGAGATCACTTTGCGCGACAGTACTGGAGCATTCGCAGGCTGGGCGCTGATTCACCCACACGCCGACGAAGACGACGGAGGCACCGTAATCGACCACACCGTCAACGCTTTCCTTGAAAGTTGGTGGCAGGCGTTCTACTCTCACGCGTGATCGACTTACAGGCCCGCGCGCGGGCTTGTTGGGCGCTTTTGCCAAACTTCAAGGAAACAAAACCATGAAACAATTTTTAGATTTTGACAGCCTACCGGCCCACGCCTGCTACTTAGGCAGCACCGAGGGGCCCGGCACCATGGCCGAGGAAGTGGCCGACGCTATCGACGAGGCGATCGAGCCGGTTTATATTCGCGAGCCCGACGGCAGCCGCGCATTTTTTGATCTTGCAGGAGCTTAAACCATGGACGAAAATTTAATCGAATTACTGCGCGAGGCAGCAGGAACAATTCTCATGCTTTGCCGTATGGCAGATCAACCGCACCCAATAGCCGAGGCACTAGCCAAGGAGCTCAGCGCCGAAGCTTCCCGCATGCGATGCATGGAACTAATGGGACTTAAAAAATGATTCAAATTGCCCGCGTTACTTACCAAAAGGCCACCGATACCAAGGGCGCGCGCCTGCGGATTAAATTATTGGCCGACAACAATAAAAAACCGACTTCCTGCGCTTATGACTACGCGAGCCCAAGCCCCACAAGGGAAGCAGCCGCGCGATTTTTTGACACACACCCCGATTTTGTCGAATATATCGGAGTCGAAGGCCATTCAACTTTTTACGCTTACAAATCTTAGGAGTTAACACTATGAAAACAGTTTATACAGACCACGGATTCGACAACCGCACCGAATATCTTAAAGAGCTCGCGCTGGAATACGACCCGACCGTCGTTTATACGCTGGCCGACCTACTAGGACCCGAAGAGGACTTCGACGGACTCGTCACAAGCTTGGAAGATTACGCCGAGGGGTTTTTATGATCGCCGAAACCGAACGAGAAATAGAACTCGACGCCCTAGGCGTTGACTTGGCCCGCCGCTTGGGCTGGGATGGATACGAGATTTTTTTCACCATGGAACGCGCCCTAATCGATGCGAACTTTCACACCGCAGCGGCCACCCTTCGCGCCGCTTGGGATAAATACGAGGCCACACAATGAACGAACTCCACCCACTTTTTGCCGATATCCTGAAACCATGGACGCCACCGCAGCCGACCGGCGCACAGATCGACGCGGCCATGATGCGCAACAAGCAAGACCCACACGCCCGAAATGATGCGCGGGCCATAGCAATCGAAACCCGCGAACTAATACGCGCCGCCGGCGATCGGATTGTTTTTTATCATGTTGGGGGAAAGGAATGACGCTAGACCAAGCCCGCCAAATACTGGGAAACCGGCCGCGCTGGGAAATCGACGCAATGCGCCGCGCGCTATCAATCCACCAGTGGTTAAACACTCCCGACGAAAACCGCCGCCTTGAGGCATGCAAAATTTATTTAAAGGCAAAATTATGATCGAAATCGAATACACAAACAAACCCAGCGCCCCAACCCTACGCGCAGCAATCCGCAAAGCCGCAGCAGCCGGTAAAACATGGATGCAATTAACGTGGGGCGAGAATCAGATCACCATTAATCGCAATAACCATGGCTGGACCGGCTGGGGATGGATTGGCCGTAATGGAGGCCAAGACCTAGCGAACGAATTAAACCGACAGGGGCAAAAATAATGCTTTATCACTTTATCAAAGAATCAAGCAACCGCAAAACCGGACCAATTCCACAGACTTACACCGAGCGCGAGAGCTGCCCGCCGTCGTGCGCCCACTACCGCGCCGGATGCTATGCCGAGGACTATTACACGCGACTCAATTGGAACAAAGTACCGCAACGCGGCCAACCGATAAAGGCGCTCGCGGCCCATATTGCAGCACTACCGGCCGGCCAACTATGGCGCCACAACGTCGCAGGAGACTTACCCGGAAACGGTGAAACCGTGGACGCTTACGAGCTGGGCGAAATAGTGAAGGCCAACAAGGGCCGACGCGGGTTTACTTTCACGCACAAGCAAAACGCCGACGCGATTTATTGGGCCAAGCAGGCCACCGAGCACGGATTCACCGTTAATCTGTCAGCAGACGACGCAGGCCACGCGGACCGACTCGCGGCCCATGGCTTGCCCGTCGCTTGCATAGTGCCCATGGACACGCCTAAACACTCCACAACGCCCGAAGGCCGCGCGATCTTGATCTGCCCCGCGCAGACGGTCCAATATATGACGTGCGCCGTTTGCGGACTATGCGCAAAGGCCAGCCGGTCGACAATTGTGGGGTTTAGGGCCCATGGCAGCAAGGCCAAGGCAATCGACCAGCGCGCGCGCCGCGTGATACCAATCGCCACCGCCTAAACAGCGCCAGCGCTTACCCTTACAAATCGTGAGGGTATGCGCGGGAATTGTCCCGGGAAAAGAGAGCACCATGCACCACACCGAAAACCAATATATAAACGCCGGCTATTTATACGAGCGCGCACCGAGCCGATTCAAGAGCGCAGCCCGCGCAAGTACTTTGCGCGAGATGCTAGACCGAGAAACGCCAGCCGACCAGACCGAGGCGCGCCGATTAATCGAGCTGGGCCGCAAGGAAGCCCGCACAACCAACAAGGCCACACAATGAAATTATCAAACGCCGAGGCATTTATTCAGGCCCTAGAGCAAGCCGCATTTAATACCAGCCCGCAGGCCCGCGACCTAAACAAACGCTTGGCCGTGATTTTCGCAAAACGCCTGAGCCCAGCCGACCGCGCCGCCGCCTTGATCGAGGCCCGCCACCGCGCCGAAAAACTGACCGCCGAGGTCCTTGCCACCGTGGGGGTATCATCCGAATGAACTTTATCATCCGAATTGTCCGAGTACACCAGTTTGATTTAGAAATGGAGGCGTCGGGGCCCGTCGAAATCATCCGGAAAATTACCGCGCTGGCGTTTGAATGCGACCCGGCAGATGGAAACATAACCCAAATTGTGAGCATACGACATGGCCAAGAAGAAACCGCCCCCAGCGCTTTTCGCGATATTCATCCATGAGGAGGACGGGAAGGTTACCGTGAGCGCCGACTATATCGGGCTTGGTAACCTATCCCTTGAGCTTGGCTTGGGAATCATGCACCAATTCCACGTCGCGGAGGCCACCGAGCCGGACCGGTTTATCGTCCGGCCGCTTAACTCATCCCAGTACTACCAATGATTTTGTTAGGCTTTGCGAGAACCTCTGCCATTTTTCTTGCTGTTGTCGCATCATCAAAATTTGAAAAAAGTCCTAAACTTTTTCTCTTTTTGTTTACAGTTATTCGGGCTCTCCACTTATTAAGTTGATTGTCCCAATAAACACCAGCAACACCACTTGAACTGTCTGTGCGCAACCCTCTGTTTATGCAATTTTCTGAATGTGAAACATCCCTTAAATTTTCAATGTGGTTGTCGTTTTTTATTCTGTTTATATGGTCTATTTCGTGCGGAAGATATCCGTGGTGCCAAAGAAATATTATCCTGTGAGAACGATAAAGACGTCCATTTATTTGAATAGTCACATAACCGTTTTTGTTTAAGTGCCCAGCATTTTGATTGTTTCTTGTGCCATTTCTTTTTGCTTTCCAAGTCAGGCTCCCGTCTTGATAATCAAAAAGTACACGCACTAATGCTTGTGTAATCATATAAATCCAGTTGTAGATTTGTGTTGAAAAAGTTTGTGGCAGACCGTCAACAAGTCGGCTTTTCGGGAGCTACCCTAGCCACAAAATAATTCTATCTACTGCCCATAAATTTAGCAATAGCCATCGATGCTTTAAATAGGCTGTTCTTTACATGGTAATCATTGAAGTCGTCTCCAATCTCTGGTGGCATCCAATAGGGCCATCCGATCTGTTTTGCCACGCGCTCGCCGGTCCCGCTCTCGTCGTTGTCGGCTATTACCAGCCCAGCCGGTAGCGCAGCCGCCACCTTCACCATGTTGCCAGCCGAAAAGCAAACGTGCAGGGTGTAGCGGCGCTTCAATTGCTTTAGAGC